CCGTCATGATAAGCCTCCTTTACAGCTTGGCCGCTGCGTATGCACCCGTAGACATCGGAGTGTAAAACAGATGGGCCGTTGCTGCAATTGTTGCCGCCTGAGACGCATCGCTGGACTGCATTCCGATTACACCGATTGTATTTACGCCTGCCGCAGACACTCCGCCAAGGATCGCGGATTTGTTCGCGGGATCGACATCCGAAAGCCCAGCGGAATCGGTGATGACTGCGGCGGTCGCAACGGCTCCACCCACCCACATGATCCGACCATATGCCCCAAGGGAGGCGATGGAAGCACACTTGGCACACATCGCGTTCTGGGCAATGACGGGAGTGGTAAAAGTGACGTAGAAAAGAACCTGAGTCACGTTTGCATCAGCAGCGGCAGTGAGTTCGATAAACAGGCCAACAACCCTGATCCGGCCATAGATATCAAACAGATCCGTATCGACTCCACCCGTTGCAAAATTCGCGGCAACAAGAACCCCGCCCGTGGTTTCAACATGGAGGCCATTGTAGATATCTCCAACAACTTCCATCGTGGACGCACTGTAATTCTTCATGGGTTACTTCTCCTTTCCCTTTTTAGGGGAGGTCTCGGCTGATTTTTCCTGGATTTTGGCGATTACATAATTGGCAACCTCGTCCAGATCAACCGGCTTGGGGGTTTCGGGAAATTTAATCTCCGTAATAGCCTTCTTGATTTCCGCTTTGACCCACTCCATTTCCTCTCTGAGCATTATTACCTCCCTGGATTGGGATAGGGAGTTGAATTACACCCCCTATCCCTCACCAATTATGGACTAGAGAGCCTGATCGCCCTGGAAACGCAGACCCTTCGGGATGTAAAGAACTGTGGTAATGGACGATGCGTTACCTCCGGATGCGCCAAGCTGAATGTAGCGATAGCCGTTGGTCAGAATCGAACCGTCGATGTAGAAAACAACAAGCTCAGTGCCAGTATAGGTAGCGGTATCGATGGTGAACGTAACAGCATCGGTCTGGCGAACCAGAGTTGCATCGGTAAGGGCAGAAGTCGCCACCCAGATCGGAAACTCTGCGCCGGTCGTGATTGCGGTTGTGCCAGCAGCAGTCGCCCCTTCGTGGACGGTAAGAACCTGAGATGTATCACCACCACGATAATGAACAACGACGATGTAGACACCATCGGATTTCGACATGTCGTACCATGCGGAAGTGTCAAGAAGCTGATCGGATCTGACAGGCTCATGCCCAACGACAATCGGATTGCTTTCCATTCCAAACATAATGTGCCTCCTTTTTGAAGGAATCCGGGGAGGGTTAGTCCCCGGAGTTAAGGGTTAATTAAGCGCGGGTTTCCAGTGCGATGAAATGCGACTGAGTTGCGGTTGCCCCACCTTTGTACGGGGTCAGAGCGGATGCACGAACCGGCTGACCATCGATACGGAGGATGAACCGGAACACGCTCTCATCATATATGAATCGAACGTGGATACTCATGTCGCTCTTGATCCCACCCTTTTCCGCCAGGACGTAGCCTTTCTGGAAGTTTGCGAGGATGATATCCCCTGCGGTTCCCAGAGCACTTGCCTGTTCGATTGCGATTGCCGGGAGGCCAAGGATTCGACCGTAGGGCGCATCGCTCAGGCCACCCGGAGGCATGTAAACCGGGATTCCGCCCAGCCCGACCGAGAGAGACATGGTGAACAGCTGCGGCTCGATTGCCTGATTGTAGTACCATGCATAACCCTGCGTTTGGGAGGCGAATCGCCGTGCGTACATTTTGATCAGGTTCTCCGAAACAAGAGTTGCCGCCTTCTGTCCGGTTTCCTTGGTAACGGAAATCAATGAGCCGGAGTTAAGGATTCCGAGGGGCTGTCCCGCGCCGGTTCCGTTGATCATGGAATCATCGATCTGGAATCCGAATTCACTTACGAACCCTTCCCGGATGACTGCTTCAAGCTGGGCTGCATCGGCCAGCATCTCGTCGGTCGCGTAGCACAGGCCAATGAGCTTCTTGAGATTGAGTTCGATTTCCCGGAACTTGGGCTTGGACTTCGTTTTCTCTTCCGCTTCCGATGCCCAGTATGCGAGGATTCCACCGGAACGGGTAGAAACGCGGCTGGTTTCGTCAATCCCGTTGATCTTGGTGGAATTGGCATTGCCGGAAATCGGGATGCGCCGACCCACGCGGGATGCCAGAATGCCTGTCTGAATGACATCCTGGAGGAGTTCCTGCGCGAAATCCTGCTGGACGAGGAATCCACCATCAGAACCAACCGTTTCATTGAGGCCTGATGCCGCTGCGTTGTAGAGACGAGGATCAACACGCCCACCGGGAATCGCGGCCTGCATTACACACGCAAGCTGCTGACCGAGAGAGTTGAACTTGTCCTTGTCCTCACTCGGAGGAGTTTTCTTGTCCTTTGCAACCGTTGCCGGAGTTTCAGGAGACTCCAGAGCGCGATTCACCCGATCCTGCCGCTCAAGGGTTTTCACGGTTTTGTTCAGTTCCTCAATCGTGTCCAAGAGTTCGTTTTTGAGGGAAAGTTCCGAATCGGTCAGATCGCGGTTTTCTGCCGTCGCCTGAGTGTCGATATCGTTTGCTTTCTTCATGAGAGCCTGGATATCGAGTTTGTACTGACTTACTGTTTTCATTTTAAATGCCTCCTATGAATGGGGTATAATTATTATTTCGATGGAGCCGCCATTTCCGCTCGGATTAACAGGTCATGAATACGATCTTTTTTCGCCACAACCACTACAGGAGCCTCGACATCACGCTTCGACTCAACCGGAGGAGTTGCAGGGGGATCGGTTACGGCTTGATCACCATCGCGGGAATCGTCCTGATAACCTTTCGCTATGATCGTTTTGGCCTGCTTATCACTGAACCCTGCATCACGTAGGGCTTTTTCCGCTGCACGTTTTAATTTTGATGCCGACTTGTCTGAATTACGAAGAGAGTCGGGAACTTTCGCGTAGATGGACAAGTCGTGATTGCCTTCCACGGGTTCTCCATCATAGATCCGGTCAACCAATCCACTGTCCATTGCTTCTTGAGCCGTGAACCATGTTTCCTCATCCATCCATGCCAAGCACTCTTCCTTTTTCTTCTTGGTTTCATCTTTATATGGGTCAAATCCGGTGATATATTGGCTTGGTTGTGGTATGCCCGCTGCCGCTTGCATTTGTTGGTAATAATAGTCAAGTAAACTAGAATAATCGTTCGTTCTGCCGGATTGTCTGCGGTGAATAGCAACTTGTCCGTACTCGTCAATAAATTCTCGACCGCTTAATCCACGTGGGGAATCAAACCATGCAAACTGGTATACGCTACTTTTCTCTTTCCAATCCTCTTTTCTCAACTTGAAGTTTTCAATATCCTGCAAGTTTTTTTCTGGCATATCGCCGGTATAGTTGGCTGTATCTCCCAAAAGTAGACTGTACTTTTCGCAAAGTTTCTTTACTTCTTCTTCTGTGATAAATTTATATTGAGGGTAGTAAGTCCTGAAATATTCAATAGCAGAAATTAGTTTTTCTGAAATTCCTCTCTTGCGGTGAAATTCTTCGGCATCCTTAATAGGCTTTGCTTTGCCGAACCCAATTTTTTGCAATCTTGCTGCCTTATTGGATTGGCTGTTAAGAACACCTTTTGAATGACCGATTGCTTCTACAAACAATCTTTCTTCTGCTCCATAAAAATCAGCATGGATTTGCGCTGCGGTAATAGTTTCTGTTTGCATATAGTTGTTATTTTTTTTCTTTTTGAGACTTTGAGATTTGAAATTCAGAAGGTACGTTGTAATACTTTTTCAAAATTTCATTTATGGCAAAATTATCGTTTGGGAAAACGCCAGCCTTCACATCCTTTTTTATATTCTCCAATACTAACGGAGATAACTTTGTAGGTTTCTGTACTAATGCCATGAACGCAAAAGTAATACCCGCAGTAATACCATCCAAATCTTTCTTCAAAAAATATTTTTTCTCAATTATTTGGTAATACCAAAAGTAATACCGTACATTTGCTCCAACCAAACAAAATAAAAATAGTATGGAAGATAAAAAAATAAAAGTTGGTCAGACGATATATTTGAAACCGATTGGTAATGCGGCAAGAAATGGCAAAGGTGAAATTAGAGAGGAGATTATATCTAAGGTTGGCAAAAAATATTTTGAATTAGCTGATTGGCATAGACACAGATTTTCAATAGAAACGATGATGCACGATGGCGGCCAATACTCCCCCCAATATCAAGTATATCTTACGAAACAAGAAATACTTGACGAGCGGACAGCTTTAGAAGTCAACAGCTACCTAAACAGATTTTTGGGGCAACACCGACCA